GGGTCAATCACGAAAGCCACATCATCAGCAGAGTTAGTGCTGTTCATAAAGCGGTTAGGAACGACAGACAAAGTACCAAAGTCAGACAAATACACATCGGCTGCGCCAATGATAGTTGTAGGAGCATTGCTAGGGGCCATGTAACGCTGTGCAGCAATACCAGCAAAACCAGAGACTGTCTGCTTACCAGCAGGAGTAACCATCAAGACTTTAGGATTGCCACCTGCTGTGTAAACGCCTTTAACGGCAGTTTGCAACATAGACTCAATGAAAGTGCGGTTTGTGCCGTTTGTACGAGCAGTTGTACCACCTGAACCAGCAACACCAGAAGTGCCACCAGAGTAGGTTGTTGACAACCATGCTTGCAAACCACCCAAAGCACGAGCAGTAGTAGAGTTACCATTGGTAGCTACTTGGTTGCTCAAGCAAGTCAATTCCATGTCACGCTTGATTTCGGCAGAAGCCTTGGCCAATTGGTAAGCCTTTTCAGACTTACGACCAGCTTTGTCAACAGCGTTCAAGGTGTTAGAAATCTTAATTGTCTTCTGTGAAATCTGGCAACGATTGCCAACACGAGAAGTAGGAGACATAGTAGCGTCAGATGCAGTAGCACCCTCAACTGCCACATTCAGAGCCGCAGCAGCCAAGCTGTCGGTCTGCCACTCGTGATAAACAGCAGTAGCCTTTGTCTTGCCAACTGAAGACATGAAAGGTGTGTCTGTGGGGCTGATGTTATAGATAACGTCAGACAGGTCTTCACGCTGACCAATAGCGGTATAGGTTTGATATGTAGCCATTTTAAAACTCCAAAATTAAAAGAATCGTTCAAATGCTCGGGCTGCGTCAGTAACTTTTCCAGTTTCACGCAGTCTTTGCATAACCTGTTTATCTTGCGATGACTTTGTAGGAGGCGCAGAAGTTCCAGAACGCATCATCTTAGGAGCAGCTTGAAGTTTCTTGGTTACTTCTGGCTTACTCTTTTGAAGTTGCTCATACTTCATTGCTTTATACAAACTCACCACGGCACGAGAGTCATATACGGAACTGAGTTCTTGGTCAGTCCAGCCTACAGATTTCGCATAATCACGGATTTGTTTCCGAATTGCATCACCCTGTGGCGTAGCCAACTCAGGAATCAGACTAACTAGCTTCTCAGATTCTTGACGGAGATGGTTTTGCAGAGAGGCTTGTTGCTCGGCTTGTTGCTGTTGGGCAATGCGTTGCTGTTCGGCTCTGACTACTGCTAACTGTTTCTCACGCTGATTCTGTTCAGCTACCGCTACCGCATAACCGATAGGGTCTGTTTCCTTTAGAACATCTAAGTCCACACCCTGATTTTGCTGCGTAAGGAAGCTATCCAACGCTTGCAACTTCTGGGCATATGCCTGTCGCTCTTGTTTCACCTGCTCTAAATGAATACGCTCGGCTTCAACAGCCTTACGTTGTTCAGCTAAAGCCTGAGACTTTTTAGTGTAATCTACACCTTGCTGATAACCTTTAATGAGTTCTTCTTCGTCAACTTCAATCTCCTCACCAGCAGCCTTAACTTTATATTTAGGCTTTGGTTGCTCGATTTCTTCTTCCTCAGAATACTCGGCATCAGCTTCATCAGACGCTTGTAGTTCCTCTGGCTGCTCCTCAGATTGGCCTTGTTCGGCTTCATTAGAATCACCCATTAGCCCCATAAACGCTGAAGCGGCTTGGTTTACATCTAGGCTTTCACTCCCTTGTGGGTTGGTGTTTTCCATTTGTCATCTCAATAATCACCAGAATCCTTCTGGACGGAGGGTAAGGTTTCCCTTACAGAATCTTCCATTTCTTCTCTTTAATTACAGTTTCCGAGGCCAAGCCTTCTAGGTGTCCTGTAATCAATTCAATAGACTTAATATGTCTATAAGCGTTCTCACGCCTATCAGATTCTTCTGCACTTGTGTTAATTATTACACTAATCTGCTCTTTTTTCAAATTATCTATGACTTCTTTGAAAAAGTCATCATTGAGTAAGTTTTTAGCCCATTGAGCCAAAAGGTGTTTATCTGTCATCTAAGTGCTTTTCCTGATGTTTGGTCAAGGATACTACCTGTTCCAGCAACAGGAGTAAACAGATTCCAATAGCTTGCATTACCAGCAGTAGATAAGTCACTTATTGGGTTGTATGTCGAACCATTACCACCAGCCATAGTCAACAATGTTGCCTTGGCTTCTGTATCGCCAAGGTCAGCCAATACTCGCAAAGTATTTGCATCTAAATTGTTATAAGCTGCCGCAGCCGCCCTTCTACTTGCATCATCAGTTTTAGCAATGTTGGCAGCACCTAATAGACCATATTGGCCTACAGTACCTTCTGAAGTATTAAGCAAACCATTAACAATGTCGCCTAGTGTGTAATCAGTTAGGTTTCCTGAAATAGTATTAACCAATCCTAAGACTGGATTAGCAGCACCAAGCAAAGCGTTAACAGTCATTGGTGTATTGCCACTAGCCAAACCAAGACCAGCCGCCAGTGCATTACCTGCTGGCCCTGCTGCCAACATTGCTATCTTTGCACCTAGATTTAGAACATCTTGCTCAGTCTTAATATCAGCAGCAGAACCAATCAAGTTCAATGCAATGGCTGTTTTAACTAGGTCTGAATTACCTGCCAAAGCAGCAATAGGCGCAACTGTTCCAGCAACATTTGCTATATCAGTACCAGTAACATTAGTTCCAAATAAGCCAGTTTTTGTTGTATCAATATTTAAACCAGTAGTGTCGCCTGTAGTTCCACCAGTAAGGTTATTGTTATAAATCAAAGTGTTATCAATGGCTGTGTTACCAGTAATCTTGTTAGTTGGTGTATCTACAGAATTAATCACGCCAGAATCAACACTTGCAGCAGCATCTGTATTTCTACCAGTTGTTGAGCCAAATAACTTAATAGCTTTAGTAGGCTGTGCTTGAAGCAATGAGCCATAAGCAATTCTTGGTTGGTCAGGAACTAACGTGCCAATAGAATCAAGCAATGACCTTGTAGGTGCAAACTGCGTCTGTGGTGTGTACTGGCTCTGAATAGCAGAAATTATGTCTCCATAAGAAACACTTTGTGGGTTAGCACCACCAACAATACTACGCAGTTGTTCGTAACTCATTGTGTTCTCACTTAGAAATCATGCCAAGCACATTGTTCAAACTAGGTGCAGCAACTCCAGTTGTATTAGAACCAGCCAATACCGTAGCAATCTCTGGTCTGCTCATAATGTATTGCATATCAGCATTAGACAAGCCATAAGCAGACTGAACCTTACCAATTGGCATATTCTGAAGCATACTTGCTACATCACCATATTGGCCTGTCTTCTCAGCATTTTGCCATGCAGTAGTCAATGCAGGATTCTGTGGATTAGAAATCATATTAACGATTTGCTGAGTCGTAGGTCTATTTGCAATAGTCTGTGCAGCTAATTGTTTAGACTGCTCAAACGATGGAAACAACTCACGGAATTGCCCTGTTGGAGTTTGTCCATTAGCAATAGTATTGATGACATTTGTAATGCCGTTAGTTGTTGCGTTTGGATTATAAAACTTGCCACCAGCATTGTTTGTAATCCATGCAATGTCAGCATCTGTTAAGCCAAACTTAGACTTAATGTCTGCACCTGTCCATTTGTTAGCCGCCAATAGACGATTAACTTCAGCCATGTTGCCAGCACGATAAGCATTGTATAAATCTGTCTCAGCTTGTGTATATGTTTTATTACCAACAGTTGTTCCAGTACCAGTAGTAGTGGTAGCAGTTGTAGGCGTAGAAAACTTAACACCTGCATTGTTAATCATCCAATTCATGTCAGCATCTGACAATCCAAAACTAGACTTAACTTGAGCAGCAGTCAGATTTCCTTGCTGGATGGCACGATTAACACCAGCAATATCTCCTGAACGATATGCGTTATATGCAGCAGTTTCATAAGGAGAATATGTTTTAACTGCTTGTGCTTGTGCATCAGTTGCAGTTTTACCAGTATCAAGCAAACCCTGTGGAGATTGTTGAGCAGTAGCGTTGGCTGCGTTAGCTGCTCTGATTTGAGCATTTATTGCTGCATTAGAAAGTTGTAATGCTTCAGCACCAGTCTTGGGCATTACACCACTTGTAACAGCACCTACAGTTCCTTTTGCAACATCTTCTGCATTTAATCTTTGCCATTCTTGCGCCCACAAAGAGTCGGCTGCGGCTTTTTGTGCAGGAGTGGCAAAAGTGTTATACCAAGTTGCGCCTGTGCTATTTGGGTCATTCCATTTTTGTTGACCTAAATACATCAATGTAGTTGGGTCTGTCGCATTAAACGATGGTGCGTTCCAAACCAGTTCAACTAACTTTCCACTCTTGGGGTCAATAACAGTTTGAGATGGGCCTGTGTAACCAGTAGTTCCAGTTGGTCTATAAGTTCCTTCTGGAACACCACCATATTGAGATGAGTAATCAATGGTTGATGGCAATGTAGAAGTGTCTAGGGTTTTATAGGCTGCATCAATTTGCGCTGGCGTAATGCCATAAGTCTGCATCGCATAATTAGCCAAGTCATACGCAGATGTAGTAGGACGAGCAGCTAATTCAGCAGCAAGAGCAGCGTTAATTTGTTCCTGTGTATAAGCCATGATTAGCCCTTAATCTCTACGTTAGATGTAATGCCAGCACCAATTTTCATTGCTTTCAATTGTGCTTCTGCTTCAAACTCTTGTTGCTTCATAGCAAAGTAAGCCTGTTGTTTATCACGCTCTAATTGCAACTTAGCAGCCTCTTTTTCACGCAACAATTGCATCTCAAGACCAGCCTTCTGTTGAGCCATTTGTGAATCAATCTGCATCTGCTGTTGTTGCAATTGCATATCAGCTTGAGCCTTGGCTTGATTAGCCTGAATCTCAGCTTGTGTCTTAGCCATCAATGCCTGAACTTCTGGAGGCATCTGTTGCTGTTGTGGAGGAGGATTACTCATTGCTTGGTCTTGCTCTGGTGTAATCGACTTATAGAACTCAGCAGAATCCTTGAAGCCAGCAGTCTCAACCATGCGTCCCAATGTGTTGCGATATTGAGCAGGTGAAACGTATGGGTTAGCAGGGCCATACTGACCAATCAACTGTTCTTGTTTAGCTAGAACCATAGACAGCATAGCCATCTGTTCTTGACGATTTCCAGCACCTAAACCTACGCTAATAGCCACATCGTATTGATTAGCCCATGTGCGAGGGTCAAACTCTACAAATTGTCCACGCATACGCACCAAACGAGGCTTGTCTTGATACTTGCACAAGAGATGCAAGATACCTTTAAACAGAGACTTAACACCAGTCTCAGCAAAGATACGAGCCATCAGTTCAATCTTACCTGCGCCAGCTTGTTGCATGGAGGCTACGGCTGCTGCTGTCACGTTCTGCAAGATAGATGGGTCTAAGCCTTGTGAAGCATCAGATACGCCTGTACGCTTGGACTGAACACCATCCAAGTATTGCAACATTGGGAAAGCCTGAGAAGCTACGTTCTGCACAACTAATTGTTGAACAGCATTAGGTGACTTGGCACGAATAACACCACCAGCAGTAGATGTAAGCAAGTCATCAAGATTTACTTGACCCTCAACTGCTACCACTCGTGCATTGTTTGTCAGATATAAGTTATCCAACATCTGACGAGTGATAGTTGTCTTGATTAACTGAATGTCTGTTGTTCGGTCAGCAAGTGAGTTACCAAAGAACTTGTGTGGGATTGGGATTGGGCAGATAGAGTGGAAAGGAACATAGTCCACTTCCTCAATCATCTCTTTGCCTTTTTCGTCTTGCAGAATCTCGTTACTTGCGTAGAAAACCTGCGTCAGAGTAGCAATACCTTTGCCATCTATATCAGTTTTGACATAGCACTCAAAGACCTCAATCTCTTGCATCGATGGGTCATCAGTCTGGATTTGATAAGGTTGCTCACCAGCAGAGAAACGAGCAACTCGCTCTGGTGTGTATGCCAAAGCATCACCCATCTGCAAGCCTTCTACCTGCTCCTTGTTAAAGCCCATAGCAATCAATGTGCTACGAGTCAACATCTGACGATGTGCAACAAAAGGAGAATCAGCAATAGTTCGAGCCTTCTTGCTAATCAAGAACTCCTCTGGAGGCACATTCTCAATGCGGACTTTTCCTGATTTCTTTTTCTTTTGGACTACGACATTGTGCGTAGAACCCATAACTGGCTGACCCATCTGGTCTAGGACTGGCTGTCCATTAGGGTCAAAGATTGGAAAGTCTGTCGTATCTTGCTCGACAATTTCCATGCTCTCATCACTCATCAGCATTGCTAACTCGTCATTGGACAAGTCAAAGTAACGCTCTTTGGTAATATCTTCTTTGTCTTCCCAGAAAGCCTTAACGATGCCGTTCTTTTGTAGCAAGGCATCCTTAAACCAATCATGGAGGATAGCTACGCCTTCATTGTCACGATGGAACACCCAATTACAGTAGTCAGTCGCTTGTTTAGCAGACGCTTCATCCTGTGGGCCTTGAGGCTCAAAGACTACGATTTGGTCTGAGCCTGTAAAGATACGGACTAGGCTAGGCAGCGCACCATCAATGGCTTCTGCTACTTCACCTGTAACGATTTGTGACTTGCCCTCTACCTCGTTGCCATATGGCTGACGCAAATAAGCCTGTAAAGCCTGTTTGCGCTGGTCAACAGTTTCTGTTTCTATGTAGCCAATAGCATCATCAATCTCAGCTTGGAGGATTGATTTCAAGTCGTTCTGTTCCATTTTTGTCCTTTGGAGGCCGACCCATTCGGGGTTTGTCCAATTGTAATGCTTTTACCACATTTTCCAATACTTCTATACGCTTTTCAAGTTCTTTTACTATTGGGGCTAGATTTACCCCTTGACGTTCCATAAACATTAGACAATCCATTTCGGTGCTTGGTTAATAGGCTTAGACCATGTTGAATTTCCTTCATCCAATCCAAGGGCTAAGTATCGGAATGAGTCCGAGCCATGCGATGACCAGTCATGCAATGGACGCTCATATAAAATCTTACGCTTCTCATCGTAATCTCTGCGGTAGTTTCTCAGGCAGTTCAGCCCTATCTGGACTTTAGGAACATTAAACCAACACCTTGGCAATAATCGCCTTACCGCCTGAATACCATCATCTAAGCCCATTCTTGGGGCTATCTTTATCTCTAATCCTGCTTCCTCAAGCATCTCTAGTCGGCTTTTGCCAGAACCTAACTCTCTGACCCTAACGTCATGGGGCAGGATATGTTCTGCTTTCTCATAGTCGTTATCTCGAATCCACTTCACATAGTGGTCAAGACCTACGCCATGATTCTCATAATAGTCGATTAAACGCACCTCAGAGCCTACCAACTGAGCCACCCAGATAGAAGTAGAGTCACCCATACCCAAGTCCCAAGCAGTAAATGTCCTGCTCAGTTCCTCTCTGGGAATCTCCTGCATATGCTTCTTTTCTTCGAGTTCATTGAGGATTTGCCCATAGTAAGAGCCTTCTACAGCAGCGTCAAAGCTACATTCAAACTCTTGTCTGTACTTATCCTCACCCATTTCATTCTTGGCAGCCTTCAGTTCTGTCTCATCCACCACGCCAGTCTCAGAGGCTTTGAACTCTAGCAATCCCCATCCATCCTCAGTCTTTGCCCTGTCACGCAACTCTTTGAAGTGGTTATGTCCTTTGGGTGTACCAATGAACAAGCACCAGCCTTTTCTGTCAGCTAGTGCAGGTCTAACAATGTCAGTCCATATCTTAGGATTCTGGTCTCCAATCTCGTCTAGGATTACCCCATCGAAATACTGACCACGCAAGGCTTCTGGATTGTCTGAGCCATAAAGCTGGATACGCCTACTCCAGAAGTCAACTCGCAACTCAGAGATATTGCTAGTGCCTCCCAATGGGTCAGCATACTTAACGAGATAGTCCCAAGCCACTCGTTTAGCTTGTCCATAGGTAGGTGCAATGTATGCGTATCTAGGTGCTTCCTTTTGATTGAGGATAGCGTCCTTGATTAAATGGTTAATCGCAGAGACAGTTTTACCCATGCGCCTATGAGCAACAACAACACCAAAACGCTTACTGTCCATCAGTTCATGGATAGCAAGCTGTTGCTCTCTAGGTTTGTAAGGAATCTCGATTACTTCGCCCATGTAACAACGTGCTGAAGTGGTTGGTCTGAGTCGCCACTTATTGTTACAGATGCCATATCAGGCATGGATTTACGCAATAAGATTTCAATTGCCTTCATCCTTGTAGGACTTAATTCTTCATCTACACCAAGTGCATGATTTTGCAAAACATTTAGTAATTGACTTACTTGGATTTTTTTGCGCACATCCTCTTGATGTAGCTTGTTCATTGGTCTGCCAGCCATGTTTGACTCCTCTAGGGTTGGTCAAGGTTAAGTTAGTAATTACTGACCTAATAGTGTAGGTACAAGTTCGTAAAGTTTCTTACGTTGTTCTTCGTCTGATAGTAGTCCTAATGGTAACACACCAGCCAATAAATCTGGCTCATTCCTACGCATTGGGTCAAAGGCTGCAAATCTTGAACGCAACTGATTAGGGTTAAATGCTACAACTTCTTCTAAATCAGGTCTTACAAAAACTGAATCATAGCCTTCGCTTTGAAGTTTCTCTCTCCATTTGCCTAGTTTTTGTTCAGCAGCCATAGCATCTGCATCACGATAAAATTCTGAAGCAGTTTGATATTTTTTAGGATTCTTAAAACTTCCTAATAATGGGTAAACAACAGCATTTTCTGGCTCTGTTCTATTTGCCCATCCACCTTTTGACGCTATTTGTGCATAGTCATTAGCTAAGAATGGTTTAGAAGTCGAAAATATGCCGAGTTCATCTCCAGCTTGTCTTGTATTCGTTCCTGCTTTAGACAAGTCAAAACTTGGAAAATCTTTAGCTGTCCCATGCAACAATTCTGTATTGAACCCCATCGCTTCTGCTCTCATCTCTGGAGTATTGTCTTTAGGCAGTCCTAAACCACCTTTTTCAACAGGTAATGCAGCGTTTCTTTGGGCTGTATCTAGTGCTTCTTTTCTTGGGAATGGCGACCTTTCAGCCTTACCAAGAATTTGAAGTGTCACAGATTCAACAAGCATAGCTTCTTGCTCTGGGCTTGATGGCTTATATTTTTTAAACTGAGCATCAACCATTTTTTCAAACTGTTTTTCTCCAACAAGTTCTACTGATTTTTGCACTCGCTCAACAGTAGGAATATCTCTAACTTTGAGCATTTCCTCCATTGTTAAATCTGGTTTATATATGCCTTTTTCAATATTTATTGGCTTAATACTTGCGCCTACTGGTAAACCTTTAGTAGCTTTACCTAGCAATCCTGCAACTGGTGCAACTGCCATAGCAGCTTCAACTGCTTCAGCACGAGGCTTAGTAGTCATTCCACTACCAGTAGTCAATGGCTCTCCATAAGCCATTCTTTCCATTGTCTGTTGAACAGCAGGAACTCCCAAGAGATTCATTAACATCTCTACAGGAGGATTTTCATAACCAAATGGCTTTGCGCCAAATTGTTGGACTTTCTTTAGGCGGTCAGCAAGTAAACCCATTACTGGGTTGACCATTGGAGTAGCCCTTAAATCAGCCATTACTTCATCCGGCCCATCTTACGAGCAGCTTCGCTAATAGCAATGGCAACGGCTTGTTTAGGATTCTTCACGACCTTGCCACCTTTGCCAGAGTGAAGTTCACCCTTACCAAATTCGTGCATGACAGTAGCTACTTTAGCCTTGCCAACTTTGTTCATCTTAGGAGTTTTCATAGTTTCACCATTTCACTTTGTTAGCCCAATATGCTGCACTCATCTTACCTTTGGCAATATTCTCTGCATGACGAGCCTTAAACGCTTCGTTACGCTTCGTGCCATCAGGTGAGCCTTTTACGCCTTGTTGACCAAAGCGAATTAGCTTAACCTCGTCTCCACTCTTTGCTAAAACAGCGTGAGACTTGGTTTTGTGGTCAGGAGTTCTCTTAGGCTTGTTATAGCCAGAAAACTGTTCTGTGCCTCGTTTAATCATTTCTTGCTAGGCTTAGAGAACTTATAGGCCATGCTTTGCCAGCCATTAGCTTTGGCTTTCTTCTCGGCTTCCTTTTTGGCTTTCTCAGCCATCTTAGGAGTGTAAACTTTTTGATTAGTCGTTCCCATTTTCTTCCTCCATCATATCTGCGCCATTCTCATAACCTTCTTCTTCGGCTTCTGGCTGGCAACCTTTTTCCCATGCTCGACAAGTACGCAAGTGATGGCAGATAAAGTCCCACTTAGAACACCAGCCACGACCACCACCATCGGCATCGAATCGGTCTTCAGGGATTGATTCCATCTTAGCCAGCATATCAGGGCTATCATTGAAATACTCGCAGTTAGCGCAGAGATTACGCTTTGCTTGCTCTGGAGCAATGCGCCATACCTTAGACAAGGTACGCCAGTAATCCATATTTGGCTGATTAGTTTTATCAGGGCCAAGATTCCAGTTCTCAATCAGGAATGTGCGAGTTTTAGCATTTTCCTCTGCGGAAATCATGCCTTCGCCCTCTTGTTGGGCAATTTCAATAGTAATAGCAGCCTGTGGCGCAAGTAATCCAGACATGGTTGTCCTCATGGAGTTTGCTACATTTTCGCACAAAAAAAAGAGAGACGCAAATCTCTCTAAGGAACTCAATGGCAACTGAGTTTGTACCATTGTGCTCTATCCAAGTAATTTTGCAAGTGTTTCGTTTAAAACTGACATTTCGTCATGTTTCATAACTGACCAGATTCTTGCTTGTCCATGAATTCCGTTGTGTGGCCCTTGGTGACAGTCTCTACAAAGCGGGATACACAGATACTGGTGATGCTGTTTAATGTGGTGAGCATCAGATGGCCCAGACTGACCACATACCCCACAAGGCATCTCTTTAATCCTTGCTAAGTGCAGTCTTTCACGCTTTGTAAAACTGTTATTCAATCTCTACCACCTTATCACCATGTGAACGAATGTAGTCTTTTGTTTTCTGAATGTATCTCTCAAACTCGCTTCTTGAGATACTAGACTGCTGTAGGTCAGCATATTCAATCAAGTCTCTGATGGCTTTTATGCCTTCTCCATCTAATCCCATGCGCATAGTCTCTTGATAACGCATAGCAGCTTTATGTAGGCTTTTCTGTGCTTTTTCGCAGACTGGTAAGACTTCTACTCCAATACCACCACGAGCCATAGTTTCAGACAGGTTAAGCACATCTACAAGAGTTCGCCAGTCTTGGACTGTTCCACTACCCTTAGTGATAGCGTCAAGTGCGGAATACTCAAGAAGTCTTAACTTGTCCAGCTTCTCTCTCTGAGTTATTGCTGCTCCCACGATGGCGTGCGTGATGGGATTCACCAGATTCCAAATCACTTTTCTCTTTGTTTTTTTCCGCATTGTCTTTTCCAAAGATGGCATCCCATCTACTTGCGTATTCTTGATTACTTACTTTGAATGGTCTTGGACTCGAACCTTTACTCATCATCCTCCTCCCTGCTTTCTTCAATTAATTGCAACTTGACGAACTCTAAAGCACCAATGACTGTCGCCATGTACAAAGATTCATCGTATTTGTGAATTGTGTGCATTAGGTCATCAATTAAGCCATCAACAAGTTTTCCTTGATTAAAATTCATGGCAACCTCGCTGGACAGTTTCTACCTTCATTGCAATGGTTATTGCATGGAGGACAAGTTTTTCTCATCAGTCTTAGTGCTTCTTGCAGACCAGCCAAACCACCTACTCGTTGGTCTCCAATGAATATTTGTGGCATCTGACGAGCATCTGGATAGTGCGCTACAAAGTTAGCAAACCTGTCACCAGTCTCAATGTCAATCTCTTTGTACTCAAGTTTTAAAGTCTCGAGTAAATTCTTGGCTGTCACGCAATTAGGGCAGCCAGATTTTGTGTAGATGGTCACGTTAATCATATAAAGCCCTTATAAAGTAAACCACCAGCGACCAAAAAGCCGCTAGTGAAATAACAATGATTCGCCAAACGGCTTGCTTAGACATTTCTCATATCGTAGTCAACAGTTAAAGCATGGTCTTCTTCATCTTTGATGTGCTTCTGTAATCGCATACTAGCTTCTATGCTCATCTCTTTAAATTGCGCATCAGAGAATAAACCAATCACATCACGACCTTCAAACCAGACTTCAATGATGTTGTCATCACAGATTCCGTCTTCGTCTGTGTCGTATTCCACGACAACAGTAACAATTTCAGAGCCTTCACCAACAGTTGTGTCAAATTCGTATTTCATTGCTTAGTCCTTAAAAGTACCCTTGCGAATTGCTTGGGCTGATGCAAGTATAGCAAACTAAACACAATATATAGTAGGTACTTTCCCTAATCACAGATTTATTCCATTATTTGCTGACCAAGAATAAAGCCACTCTACAAACTCGCTTGCTTGTTCTTTGGTGAACTTTCTTGTTTGAAACCCTAGTTGAACAATTCCTGTGCCATCAAGATTAGGAATTATTTTTGATTGCAATTCGTCAACTTCACGCAAGTATTGGTCAACCAGTAAACGCTTCCAATCTTCGGCAGACCACTTAGCACCTAGATGCTGTGCTTGCTTGGCAATGTCGTTAATCATTGCATGGTATTTTTCCTCTTGCTCACGGCTTTTGCTTGCCAGCTTTATCTCCATTGTGAGATGTTTGCCAGAGTCCAAAGCCTTTTTAATCTTGACCCAATTTAGACGAATACTAGTTTTCGCCTGTTCTGTGCTTGTCAAATGCAATATCACTTGACTACCCCAATCATTCGTAGAGCCGCTTCTGGGCTATCAATTCGTGCCAAGGTACTTCCAGACCAATTCTCAAAAAAGTCGGCTTGTAGCTTCGTTAAACGCTTTTTAGAGTCTGTTTTAATCTCTACAAGAAAACTGTGACCCTTGTAGCCAACCAAAAGGTCAACAGGCAGACCAATAATCCAGACATATGCTCCTGCTGCTCGTAAGGCAGAAACTATCTGCTCTTGGTTTGCATCCACTCTAGCTGCGTATCTCATTCAAGTGTTCCTTCTCGCATTTGTGCCATGTACGCACGAATTCTGTCTCTAGCACCAGAACCATAAATTCGTTCTGCTCGTTCAAGTCTTGCTCGAATTAGGTTTGAGTTCTTGCTTGATTCCCAAGCACGATAGAGTTCCCGAGCCTCTGCTTGCTCAAGAATTACTCTATCGCTTGGGCCTTGTATGTTTCTTCTGGAATACATAAGTCACCAGTCAATTCCAATGCTTTGTTTATCAGGTGTAGTGGATAAGGTACGCCTTCACGCACCTTGTCCAATAGCTTCATTGCTTCGTAATGGCTCATTCTTTCCTCATTCCATCCATGTCAAGCAAATGACTAAATTGTTTTAATTCGCTTAATATTTCAATTTGTTTTTCAAGATGTTTAATGCGTTTTTCTTGGTCATCAAATCTGTCTTTAAGAATTTCCAATAGTTCAGTAAAAACTTTCCAACCTTCATCAGTCATGCTTTTCTCCTGTAAGCATTGAGAATTGCTCGTTCTTCAGGTGTTGGAGGACGAGTTACTTTCTCATCTTGTTTAATTTTCTCTAGTGCAGGGTCAGGCTCATTTGACGCTGGAACTGTGAGCCTAACAATGTCGGCAGGGTTTTGTTTAGGTGCAATCCATTCAGCTTTTAATCCTTGACTACCTCGGGTACACCATTCAATCAAAAACTTTTCCAAAGTCCATCCAAGCTTATTAGCTTCCGCAATAGCCCCATTGATGACTGTTTCAGTTACTGCAGCCTTCTTAGATTTTCGTAAAGCTAACCAATCATTCCATGTTTGTTCTGAAACCTCAGTAGGGCGAGCAACGACAGTTGCTTTCTTTTGTGTCTTGTGTTCTGTGTCTTGTGTTATGGGTAATGTGTTATGTGTAGCATT